ATACTTTAGTAGCTGGCTTTCCTGTTACTATTAATGACATATATGTTGAATTTACTCAGTGTGAAGACGCTGACGATAAATTCTTAGGATATCGCCCCCCTTTAACTGTTTCCGAGCAAGGAAACATCAGCAATCTTACAAAGATTGAAAACTTTACATTCAAGCCTTACGCGGTAAATGCAGCAGTTGCTTTGTATAAAGAACTGGCGTATACGATAAACCAAATGTTTGGTCATGATGTAATGTACGCGAGAGCGAATCCTCTCTATAATGGACGAGACTTTACTCTTCATGAGTGGACCTTGTATGATGTTGAAGATCCCTGCTGTGTTAAGGTATTGGTGCCAGGGAACGAATTCCCTGATAGCAAGATATCATTTAACCCAATGGGTCTTGACTTTGAAATGCCTTTTGAAATACAAATAGTCAAAGACTATTACGAAAGTATTTTTGGGGTAGGGACGGGACCACAGAAACGCGATATCATTTACTTCCCTATCGTTAATCGTATATATGAAATTGAGAGTTCTTACTTATGGAGAGACATCATGCAGCGAGAAGTTTATTGGAAAGTTTCTCTTAAGAAGTATCAACCTAAGTCCAACCGATACGAACCTACTGACTTGCGTGAACAGTTTGATAACTTAACATGGGACGCCGAAGAAAGATTTGGAGAAGAAGTCAGGGAAGATGAAATTAAGACTACTAAGCCTAAGCAATATGATACTAAAATCGGCTCCCGTGATTATGACCCAGTTAGATTAACTGTAAACGATGATCTTGTCATTTCACAAGGGGTTGTTCAAAACTACAGTATATACCTTTCAGAATCCCAATATGACTTAAGATCGATATTCGATATAGATAAACCTATTAATGCTGTAGTTTACCGAGAAAAAGCTGTATTCCCTATTGATGCAACAGAAGAAAGATCTTTAACGGGGTGGTTTAATGAATTGAAGCCAAAGGTTATCATACCTAAAGATCCTATTAAAGGTATCATTATGATTCCTCCTATGACTCTTCCTAAGCAAATTACATTTAACATACCGGTACAAAATCGTGACTATGAACCAGGAGATATAATCAAAATAACTCGGTACAATGGGTTTAGTTTATACGGAAAGTTTTTAAGTAAAGTTTCAACCATGAATGGTTTAACCATAACTATGGAAGTTCCGCAAGCTGTCTTAGATTTTGTAGCAAGTACTTATTCAACATGGCACTTGCAATCAGGTTATACTGCTGAGAAGTCAAGCGAAACAGTTTTACTCGACGGTTATGATGAAGCTAGTAACTCAGGTTGGAAGTTCTCTTTGTATGCTAGCAGATATTTTGTATTTAAGTCACCCGCTGAAGAACATGTGTTTGCTCTCCCAAACAATGTTATAGAGGGTTCATGGTATGCATTCTTTTTGAATGTAAGTAATTACTATAATCAAATATCTTTGGATGTCTGGATAAGAAAGTGGAACGAGACTGAAGTTACCCCACAACAAACTACAGATCTGGAGAATATATACTCAAAGGCTATAGTTGCTCCTGCAAAACCTAGAACAGCAGGAAGCGGTGATTACAATTACAGGTTACCTGCTAGCAACTTGCTGTATACTAACATAAGACTATTTAACAAAACTGAAACCGATCTAATGAAACAGATGACAATCTTAAATCAGACAATCGTACAAGATACGCATTATGCGATAATTATTGATAACGCTGTGCCGAGATTGCTGTTGCCGTGGAGCGGTAAAACTAAATAATATGCCAAGAAAAGATACACCAGAGAGAAAGCGAGAACTTGACTTAAAAGACGAGCTCGAGCGATTAATCGCAATCGACACCACCGAGGTTCAAAACGCGGTCCAAGAAGCAAGAAGCATTCTTCCCTCAAGAACTGCGTCAGGGTTCCTCGATTACCACCGTGTGAAGGAAGAATCTGACAATACATCGACTAGCATAGTCGATTCTATTGCTGAGTTTTATCTTGACCGAGATATCATATCAGAAATTCCGTATGTCAAGCAAAAGAATTCCGTGGATAAAATCACAGTTTCTAATTTGCTTTTTCAAATGAAGACGGCTGAACACGCTATCATTAAACTTCTTGAAGAAATTGACAACGGAAATACTCACCCACGAACTTTTGAAGTTCTTGCGTCATTACAAAGGTCAAAGATGGAAATTGTAAAACATCTCGCCCAATTTATGGTAATCATGGAGCAAAACTACAAAAACTTAAAAGAAGACTACCGCATAAAGAAATCGGAAGAACCTACTTCGTTATCAACCGGTGACTATTCTGTTGAGGTTGATAACGGCGGTGCACAGTTCAGAGGTGGTAAGCAACTAATGGAGATCTTAAGAGAAGCTGTACCAGAAAAGAAAGCAGAAGCAGTAATTAAAAGGGATAAAGATGTCGAAGACGGGCAAAGTTTGGAACAGTAAGAAGATTAATGAAATGGTCGGAAGAATAGATAGCGGTCTTACCGCTGACTTCTCTCCTTTCTATGATCAAAACACTGCGTATCGTGCAGCTGATGTAGTTTTTGAGTATTCACAAGAAGAGTTACAAGAATTGGCTAAGTGTGCTGCTGATGTAGTTTACTTTGGTGAAAAGTATTGTTTCTCTATGACAGATGAAGGGGTTAGGAGAATAACACTTCGTGATTACCAAAAAGACATGCTCAAAGGATTCCAGGAAAATCGTTTTTCTGTCATGCTTGCATCACGCCAGATCGGTAAGACTGTGACATCTTCAATCTTTATTGCGTGGTACCTATGTTTTCACTACGATAGGAACTGCATGGTTGTGGCTAACAAGTTAGCCACAACTAACGAAATTGTTGATAAAATTAAAGTAATCTTAAAGAACTTGCCTTTCTTTATGAAGCCAGGCATCGTAAGTGGTGGTGTAACAGGTATGAGATTTGACAACGGTAATCGTCTATTCTCACAAGCAACTACCAAAACAGCGGCTATTGGTTTTACCATTCACTTGTTATTCGCGGATGAGTTTGCTCACATTCACAGCAACTTCTTATTGCCTTTTTATCGTTCAATTTATCCAACCTTATCATCTTCCCAAATATCCAGGATGATTATATGTTCTACTCCAAATGGTATGAATCTCTTTTACGAGATATACCAAGGAGCTTTACAAGGAAAAAATGCATTTCATCACATACGCGTCGATTGGTGGCAAGTACCAGGAAGAGATGAAGAGTGGAAAAAACGAGAAATTGCCAACCTTGGTAACGAAGAATTATTTAACCAAGAATATGGAAATCAATTTCTTGCGTCATCAAGACTTCTCTTATCAAGCGCAACTCTAAACTTTATTAAAAGAATAGCAAAAAACTATAAATACGTCGAGATCGATGATCTGATAGATTACCCAGATCTAGCTGAGGTTTTAAAGTGGCACCCTGAATACGACCCGACTGACCTTAGTGTCAAAGACGATAAAATGATATTCGCTATAGACATTGGCGATGGGGTAGGTCGTGACTTCACAGTGATAAACATATTTAAGCTAGAACCTAAGTCACCTGCTATGATAAGGCAAACTCGAGACTGGGCTGATGAAACCAGCTTTTTTAGATTAAAGCAAGTTGGTATGTTTAGGTCAAACAAGTTATCCGTGGAAGAAATGGCTAAGTGTTTAGAAATACTTACGTTTAGCTTGTATAATCACGAGAACTGTAAGATTGTGATGGAGATTAATTTCAAGGGTAACTTGGTTTTCGAAAGACTATCAAGACATCGAGAATTTTATCCTGAGATTTTCTTATATACCAAGCATTCTATCGCTAATGATCAAATGAAACTTGGGGTAAAGATTCAAAAAGACAATAAAGAATCATATTCTCGAGAACTTAGAAATTTCTTACATAACAAAAGGATTGTTTTAACAGAATCCAAAACATTTGAAGAGTTGTCAGCTTTTGGTATAAATAATGCAGGACGGTACGAATCGCAAATGGGGCATGATGATGTTGCTATGACTTGCGTCAATCTTGTTACTTACTTTGACTCTATTGACTTTTATGAAATGGTAGAGGACATGTATGATAAAGTTGATGAAGCAACAAAAAAGGCTGTTGAATTGCGTATGTCAACAGAAGGAAGTGGTGAAGACGTCATGGATGTATTTCGTGTTATTAAAAACTTCGACCAGTCTTTTATCAGCGGGCAGAAATTTTCTTTTGGGGATAAGTTGAGAGGCAAAGGGCCAGGTAGAACTTATTAAAAAAATGAATAAACATAAGATATATAGAAAAAGGAATCATACAGGTTCGACAAAAAATAATAGTATAAAGAATGGCTAAAATCACTCTTGATCTTAACAGATTCAAAGCATCTGGAATATACACAATCGAGTTCGATGCTTCTGAGTTTATCGTTGTATCAACTCAGACAATCCGCTTGGTCGTTGGGTTTTCACGAATTGGCCCTTTTAACTCTCCGGTGTTTTTGCGGGATATTCGCACAGCAAGAAGAGTTTTCGGTACAATAGACTCTTCACTTGAAGCTCGTGGATCTTTCTTCCATCGTGCAATTGAAACTTCACTCGGAACAGGTCCAATCTTCGCATTAAACCTCTTACCACTAAACAATGTCCCAGTTAATGAAGGTGGAGACGCAGTAGATTATCGATCATTTGCACTTGCGGCAAATGAAAACAACGGTGACATTACTAGAGCACTCTACGCTTCTTTCTACAACAAAGAAAGATTCTTCTATCCAGACACAGATTACCTACAAGCAACTGTGGATAGCAAACCAGCTAACCGCGGTAGATTGTTTAACGTAGTAAACCTTGGTCAACAAGCGCAAAGCGTAATCATCAGAAAATCAACAAATGCTAGTCAGTACAATGTTACTGCTCAAGACTATTTTGGTGCTGATGAAATACCAACATTCGTTTACAAGTCTGACTTTATGTCTGATTATTTCGTAGACGTATTCATTGTACGCGGCGACTGGACTAACTTGCCTCTACTTGCAAAAGATCCTCTTTACAGCAAGTTCTTTGACTTACGTGGTCTACGCGCTGATCGTCTTAACTCATTCTTGTCCCTTGATGGAATTACATTAACAGGTTCATTTACAGGTTGCATTATACCTGACTTCCTTGATAACAACGGAAGTAATCAATCTATCGATGTAATCGTTAATCAACAAGTTGCTACAACTGGTTTATTCCTAAACATCAACCAAGACGTTCTAGAAGATTACGCCAATTCAACTTACAAGGTTGATATGATTGGTAATACTTTGATTAACACTACTGACGATATTCTTGACTTCTTGTCATACAACACTCCTATAAAGTCGGTTCTTTCCTTCACCGGTAAAGATGACAACCTTTTATCACAAACGACTCTACAATCATTTGGCCCTCTTACAGGATCTGTTGAACCATACATACGCTCTGTTGCTACAGGCGGTGCTGCTGGTAAATTTGGAAACGTTCTTGTATTACCTCGACCTATTCCAAGTGACATCATCTTCACACCTTCACAGTGGGACTATATTGCTTCTGTACTAAACACAAGATCTCTTGTTTTATCTAACGGTGCTTTAACAATTAACGACAGTGATACTCCTAATGACTACGTTAAAGTAAGTAACATTGTTGACACAGGAACCGACTTGTTGATTTACTTGTCAAACCCTGTTCGTCAAGATAAAGATTACTACAGCGCTCTTTACGGAACTGGTCCTGAAAGTGATTACATCGAAGAAACTGTTGCTGCAGCAGTTCCTACCTTAGCTAACACTATCGACATAAAAAGCTTTAGTAACCTTACTCCTGTTATCACAGTCGGAGATGTGATCTTGGTTGAAGCTCCTGGGTATACAAAGTACTTTGAAATTGCTTCTTACATACCATCCTTTTCTCCTGGTGTAGACCGAATCATCGTAAACACTTCATTAACAGTTGGCGGGCCTCTTTGGTTAAACAAATGGTGTGTAGCCGGTTTTGCTGCTGATGAATTCGCTGCTTACCAACAGCCTAGTGCTCTTAGAGTAACAGTTTGGGCTACAACAGAGGTAGGTGCTCAAGATTTGATTCCTAACCTGCAACAAGGTTTCGGTAATACTTTTGGTTACATTGCTGAATGTGCTTCTACTATCGCAAACGTTGAAGGTTTAGGACAAACTACTAATGCCGCAGCAGAAAATAATGTAACAATTACCGACGCATCATCTGGAACTGTTTACGGTACAGCTCATATCTACGGTACTTTTGCTACTACCGATGCTTACGATTTAGTTTTATCATCCCCTACTTATGGTGGAGTCAACATTCTTACTGCTGCTGGTCTAAACGCATTTACTGTATTAGGTGTTGCTGCTGCTGCACAAGTAATCATAACACTTCCCGGTGGTCAACAATTTACAGGATTCGCTGACCCAGCTGCTGTTGTCGGTGTTGATCCTACATTAACAGGTTCTAACATTGCAACTATTTCGTACATCGAGTCTTATCCTGGTTCAAAATTGTCTAAAAACATTAACGGAAACCTTTTAGTTGACGGAGATCGTGTTAAGTACGGTTCTGGTGCTTCACAATACAACTACTTAAACGTAGATTCTATTTGGGGTAAAAATATCAATCAGTACTCAAAAGTTGCTTACGGCTTACCAGGAACAATCGTTCGCCAGTTCGCTGATACAGCTTTACAAAACCCTACTACAAACTTTGCTACTCTTGATAACACTTACATCGATACAACAATTCAGTTACCTGCTGCTCTTGGTGAAAATGTATTTGCTGCATATTCTTCGTTGGCTAAAAACATTCAGTCGAACATTGCGATTGAAACCCCAGGACTTTACGGCGGCGGTAAGAAATTCAAACTTAGCCAAACAAATTCTGTTAATCTAGAAGTTGGAGATTTCGTTGTGAATAATGACATCGTTTCTCCTAAACTTACAAGAGTTACTTCTAAAGTTAAGAAATTAGATCCTGCTACAGGATCTCCTTATTTTGAATATACTGTAATTGAAGTACCTGGTACTACAACTACTTCGGGTATTTCTTATATTACTAAGTTTACACCGATTCAGAAATTTGCTGATCGTTTCCAATTCACTCAGTTATCTGGGTTTAAGATGACAGATTATCATATACCTGGTACTCCTGCTCAACTTGAAAAAATACTTAGTGTTCTTGAGACTACAAACATTGGTGAAACTCTTGCTTCAAGAGACGTGATTCAATTCCGTTACATCATTGACACATTCAATGGTGGTCTTGAGCCAGGAATGGGCCCAAAACAATACTTGAGTCGATTAGCTAAGAATCGTCAACAGTGTCTAGCTTTATTGAACGCCCCTTCTATGGCTGAATTCCAAGCAAGCACTGACCCGCGATTCACTGAATTACCTGACGCTGCTTCAGGAAACCCTAAACCAGTGCTTAACACCGAGTACATTTCTACAGGTGGTAACTTAAGCCTTGGTCCAAGTTATACTTGGGGTTTACCTGATGAAGAGAACGGTGCTAAATTTATTGGGGTCTTCACACCTAACGTTATCCTTAGAGAAAACGGTAAGAACATCAGTATCCCACCTGCTGCTCACGTTTCTAACAACTTCGTTGCTAAATTCGTGAACGGAACCCCTTATGCTATCGTCGCTGGTCCAAGAAGAGGTGTTATTTCTGACCCTAAATTCGTAGGACTTGAATATGACTTCTTGTTGAAGGACCGTGAATATCTCGAACCAGCAGGTCTTAACCCCATCGTAGTTGTTCGCAACGTTGGTCCAATGATCTTCGCTAACCAGACTGCTTACCAAAGAACTTTATCAGCATTCAACAACTTACATGTTCGTGACTTGCTTATTACAGTTGAAGAAGGTGTTATTGAAATCTTACAAAACTACTTGTTTGAGTTTAACGATGCTGCTACACGTCTTGAAATACGCACAATCATTGAAACATATCTTGATGTTGTAAGAAACGCTGGAGGTATTCAAGCATTCTCGGTTATTATGGACGATACCAATAACACTAACGAAATCATTGACCAAAACTTTGGTATCATTGACATCGGAATCGAGCCAACGAGAGGGCTACAGAAATTCGTTAACCGTATTACAGTTCTTAAGACTGGTGCAATCGCTTCAGGCGGATTTGCTGCAGTATAAGAAAGATATATACATTGAATAAATAAAAGAAAACTAAAATACTATGGCAGGATTACCGCACTATAGAAATTCCAAAGCCGCCATGGCTCAGTACGAGCCGGTGTACTTGGCACAGTTTGAGGTTACACTACAGCCTCCTGCTGCTGTTACAGGCTGGACTCTAGTAATGGAAAACGTTCTTAAAGTTGGTGGAGTTGATGTTAACCGTTCACCGGCAGTTGTTGAACAAAAATACAAATCAGCTAAACGTTCGTTTGCTGGTGGTATGGTAGATGCAACTACTTGCGATGTACAACTTGATTTCGAAGTCAACCTTGACGATGCAAACTCAATGTATTGCTACAAAGCACTTCGTAAATGGTGTGATCTTATCTATGATCCACTTACAGGAAGAATGGGATTGAAAAAGGACTACACTGGAGGACCGATGATCATCAACTACTTTAACAAGAATGGTGATATCTTCCGTCAGATTAAGTTCCCGATATGTTTCCCAACATCGCCTATCACTCCTATTGAAACAGATTTTGGTAGTAACGATATCTACAAAATCACCGGATTCACATTACGTTGTGATTACTGGGAAGAGACAATTCTCTAATCTTAATCAAACTACTACAAAGGGAGCTCTGGCTCCCTTTTTTTATTCACAAATTTCCCAAAAATAAGAACTTTTCTTGCCAATGGATATATAATTAAACAAAACCATTTTATATGTCAGAAGAACAAAACAACGACTTTAAAGAGCAGATTGAACGAGAAGCCAAATTACTTGCCCAGCAAGAAGAAGCTGCTGCTGCCGCTGCTGCTAAAAAAGTTGAAGTTGAAACTGTTGCAGAAGATCCCGTTCTGATTGCACAACCAACTTCACTTGGTAAAGCAGAGAAGTTCAAAATTTATGAGGAAGAAGATCCAATTGCTAATGAGCTTGGTTGGAAAACTGTTCCATTAGAAAACCTACCATCAGGGGGTATGTTTTACGAACCGGGGACACAAGTTGCTATTCGTTCTGCATCAGTTGCTGAGATACGCCACTGGTCAACGATAGACGAAAATGACTTATTAGGTGTTGATGACATGCTTAACTTTATTGTTGATAAGTGTGCTCGCATTAAAGTGCCTGGTAAACCCGGTACATACAAAGATCTAAAGGAAATTGACCGTTTCTATCTAATCTTTGCTATTCGTGACTATACATTTAAGAACGGTGAAAATAAAATGTTTGTAACTGTTACTAATGATGAAGGTCTTGAAGAAAGAGTAGAAGTAACTAAAGATGTTATTGATTACTTTAATGCAGATGAGAGATTAATGAATTACTTTGATAACAACGATCGTTGCTTTGATATTCGTATGAAAAACGGTGAAAATTTCAAAATGTATTTACCGTCTCTTGGAACAATGCTATTCATCAAGAATTACTTAAAGCAACGTCAACAAAGCGGTACAAACTTTGATAAATCTTTCGTTAAGTACGCACCTTTTCTTTTTCCGGATTGGAAAAGTGTTAATCAGAATGTGTATGATAAAGCTGTGCAAGAATCGTATACATGGTCATTGCAAAAGATCTCCGTTATGGATAAATTAGTTGACATGCTAGCATCTTCGGTTAAACCGCAAGTTCGCTATCGTTCAATGAGTGGGACGGAGGCCACTGCTCCGCTTAACTTTCAGTCAGGAGTCAAGTCTATTTTCCTTATTTCAGATATCTTTGGAGAATTGGTTTGAGGTTGAGTTCCTCATGCTTAAAATTCTTCGTCTTCAACCGTCTGAGCTTGATCGCTTCGAATTTTGGAGAGCAGAAATGCTGATGGACAACCTTAAGAATTGGAACGAAAGGGAAAATGAATCCAGAAAGCAACAGGAAAAAGAACAGCAATCCACTAGCGGCATGGATGATGCTAGACGCGGAGCTGCTGATATGATGAGAAACGCTAACCAAGGTTTACCTTCATGGGCGCAATCATCAAGCTTTAACCCCGGAAGCTTTAAAATGCCAAGTATGCCGAGTATGCCGAGTATGCCGAGTATGCCGAAGTTTTTCTAAAAATATAGACTTTCGCCTAAGACCCGAGACCGTTGTGTCTCGGGTCTTTTGATATATACAAAAATCACAATAGACAAACCCATAGATGGCGAATGCAGATGCACAGTATATAGGTCAACAACTCAATAAGCTTTTAGGCCCAGGTGCACCTATCAACGCGATTCTTGAAAAAATTGAAAAGAATACAGGTGGCAAAGGTGGCAAGGATGACAAGGGTGATGACAAAGGCAAGGAAGAAAAAAAGGGAGAAAAAATCGATGCGGGTGATATTGCTTCATCAGCAAAAGCCTTGGCAGAACTTATTAAAGCACTTTCCGAGGCAGAATCTATAGATAAGAGTTTAGGGTCTAATGTTGCAATCGTTATCAACGATATCGTAACTGCATTAGATGAAGCCACCAAGGAAATGGATACTGAGAAGATGCAAGCAACAGCTGATCTTATGAACGCTATCCTTGGTAACGCAGGCACGTTTATGAAAGACATGGCTGCGATGTCTGTCTTGACACCTTTATCTATGGCGGGTGCTGCTGGTTTTGGGGCAACAGTTGCGATGACTCTGCGTATTTTATCAGGGGTTCTTATGAACGCCACAACAAACATGGCCGCTGTTGTAGAACTTATGGGCGTAGCCGGAGGGGCAGCGCTATTCGGTCTTGCTATGGCTGCGTGGTTATTTTTAGCACCAATGGCTGCTTTAGGCGCATTGGTATTCTCTGTTGTAGTATTTGCCATGTTATCACTATTTAGTTTGCTAGCTGCGTCTGCGGTCACTAATGTAGCTGCAGTAGCAGAGCTTGTAGGTATAGGTGGCAGTGCTATTATGTTTGCATTGGGAATGACTATCATATCGCTACTCATGGTCCCTTTTGCGAAAGGTGCATTGGTTTTTGCAATCGTTGTTGCTGCCATGCTTCTTATATTTGGATTGGTTGCAATGGCAGTGCCTCAGCTTGCAATAGCCACTGCTGGTATTGCTGCAATAGCTGGTACTGCGTTCCGTTTAACTTTAACATTCATTCTGATAGGATTTTTTGCTAAACAGTTTGCTATAGGTGCCTTGGTATTTGCTTTAACAGTAGGAGCTATGCTCCTTATATTTGGAGCAGTAGCCAAGCTATTTCCCGCAGTGCTCACTGCCGCTGAAGCAATCAGCATAATTGCAGGTGTTGCATTTAGGTTAGGTTTAACATTCGTACTTATAGGTTTATTTGCTAAAACGTTCGCTATCGGTGCGCTTACCTTCATATTAGCGATGGGGGTTCTTTTACTCGTGATGGGAGCAACCGCCGCTTTATTCCCTGAAATAACGCTGGCAGCAACTGCTATTAACAGTATGACTAAACCTATCCTGAGTCTCACTGTTGCATTACTTATCGCAGGGCTATTTCCGATGAAAGTTCTTTTGGGCGGTGTAGTAATTTCGGTAGCAATAGCTCTTCTTTCCGGTGCTTTTGCGCTTGCGGGACAGGTTGCGGTCTGGATTGACTTTGGTGCTCAAGCGGTTCAAAAGATGGTAAACCCTACCATGCTAATTGGCGCTGCTGCTCTGGTTGCTGGTTTCTTCGCACCGCAGATAATTTTGGGAGCTGGTGCGCTTGCCATTAGTATTGTACTATTAGGTGGTGCATTTGCTCTTGCGGGTATTCCTGTTATTGCTGCAGCGATACATTTAGGGTCTTTTACTCTTGGCAAGGCAAGTTTCCCTTTAATGATATTTTCTGCCGTTCTTGCTATCTATTCTTTCCTCGACGCGCCGAGAGTAATCGCTGGCGCAGCAGCACTTGCTGGATCCATCATACTGCTAGCCGGCGCATTCGCGATATTTGGTATACCTCTTTTAGCTGCCCTTGTTATTATTGGATCCATTGCTCTCGAAACGGCAGCTATACCTTTAATGGTATTTGCTGGCGTGGTTGCAGTAATTGGTTCGTTACCTGGAATAAACATGGATAACATACATGCTCTCGCTGACTCTATTTCTGTATTAGGTCTTTCGGTAGCTTCTTTGGGCTTTCCTTTGATAGCTCTTTTTGTGATTCTTGGTGGTACGTCTTTGGTTTTTGCATCAGCGGGGATAATTGCTTTAACAGGAGCAGTCGCGGTATTTAATCAAGTCAAGTATGATAAGAAAACTGGTCAGCTGATGGGAGATATGATAACTTCATTGGCTTACGCAATACTTGAAGGCTTTGCTATCATGGGCAATCCTATTTCAGCATATCTTATTATGTACGGTTCTATAGCAATGGCAACCGCAAGCTATGCAATAACAACATTAGCGGAGGCTGTTGCTAAGATTGCCAATCTTGAAGTTACCTCAATGGTGGTAGCTAATCCTGGAACAGATAAAGCTCAACTTGTTTTAGGAGAAACTCGTAAACTCAAGAAAAGCGACTTTAAAGACGCTGCCAATAACATCAAGTTAATGATTACTACATTAACAGGCCCTTTAATGGAGTTTGGTATGGCTGCTTCAGTTGGTAGTAGTTGGTTTACAAAAGGCATTATGCAGAAGGGTCTTGAGATGATGCCTATTATGGCGGACTCTATTGCTACGCTTGCTGAAGGTGTAGCTAAGATGGCTAACCTGGAAGTAATGACCAACGTTGTAATCAACCCTGGGACAGATAAAGCTAAACTTGTGATGGGCGAAGTTAGAAAACTTGATAAGTCTGACTTTAAAGAAGCTAGTAAAAACATCAAGTTAATTCTCACCAGCTTAACAGACCCTCTAATGGAATTTGGTAAAGCTGTTGACGAAGGCAGTGGTTGGTTTACAGCAGGTTACATTGAATCCGGTCTTGAAATGATGCCTAAACTTAGCGACTCTATGGTAGTTCTTGCTGAGGGTGTAGCTAAGATGGCTAACCTGGAAGTAATGACTAACGTTGTAATTAACCCGGGCACTAAGGACGCTAAACTTGTCATGGGTGATGTTAGAAAACTCGATAAGTCTGACTTTTCAGCAGCTGCCAAAAACATAAATGCTATTCTTAGCGCAATCACTTCGCCCCTTATGGAATTCGGTAAAGCTGTTGACGAAGGAAGTAGTTGGTTTAGCGATGGCTACATTGAAATGGGTTTAGATATGTTTGGCAAGCTTTCGAGTAGTATGGTTACTCTTGCTAAAGGTGTTCAGCAGATGGCTAGTCTTGAAGTCATTGAAAACGAAGTGATTAACAAGGGCACTAAGGACGCAATGATCGTACCTGGAAAAGTCATTAAATTAAATGAAGGGCACTTTACAGCTTCTGCTACAAACATAGGTGCTATACTTAGTAACATTACATCGCCTCTTATGGACTTCGGAAAAGCTCTTGATGAAGGAAGCGGTTGGTTTAGTGACGGGTACATTGCTACTGGAGTTGAATACTTTGGCATTTTAACAGAATCTTTAACAACGCTTGCTACCGGTATTCAGGGGATGGCTAAT